TTACTTTCAAAGAAAGCCGCCGCCGAGAAAGCCGCCGCCGAGAAAGCCGCCGCCGAGAAAGCCGCCGCCGAGAAAGTGAGAGTATGTAATACAAACGTGTGGGAACTTTCCGACAGAGAAAAGAAAATTGTGGCAGGGCTTGGGCGTGACGATTGAAGAAGCACAGGCAATTATTGCCAAAACAAATAGCCCATATCTAAAGCGGGACATGGAGAAGTTTATTAAACGCCAGCAGAGAAAGGAGGGTGCGTATGGCAAGGCCGAAAAAGGAAATAGACCAGACAGACTTTGAAAAACTTTGCGGCCTGCAATGCACGCAAGAGGAAATCTGCGGCTGGTTCGGTGTGACTGACAAAACGCTGAACAGTTGGTGCAAGCGGACATACGAGCAAAGTTTTTCCGAAATATTCAAAGAAAAGCGGGGCATAGGGAAAATATCCCTGCGCCGTGCCCAGTTTCGATTGGCGGAAAAGAACGCAAATATGGCCATTTGGCTCGGCAAGCAGTATCTTGGCCAAAGCGACCGAGGTGAGTACACAGTTGCGGTTGATAGGCGGGAGGATGACCCGCTGACCTTGGCGTTGAAAGAGACTGCGAGAGCAATAGAACAGAACGAGGGAAACAATGCCGGGGTTGAGTGATAAGCAGCTGCAAATATTGGCGTTTCCTTACACAAGATTTGACGCATTGATTACTGATGGCGCAATCCGCTCCGGCAAGACGGTTTGGATGATGTACGCATTTGTCGAGGACGCTATGAGGAGATATGACCGGCAGCGGTTTGGCATTTGCGGCAAGACCGTTGACAGCGCCGTCAAGAATATAATCGTTCCGTATCTTGGAATGACCGAGCCAAGGGAACGAATGGACATACAATGGCGGCGAAGTGACAAGCTGCTGGTGGTTCGCTGTGGCTGTGTCGAGAATTACTTTGAAATATTTGGCGGCAAGGACGAAAGCAGTTTTACGCTCATCCAAGGTCGAACGCTTGCGGGCATTCTGCTTGACGAGGTGGCACTAATGCCCCGGTCATTTGTAGAGCAGGCACTCTCCCGTTGTTCTGTTGATGGATCAAAATTTTGGTTTAATTGCAACCCGGACAGCCCACAGCACTGGTTCTATACAGAGTGGGTGAGCAAGCCGGAGGAGCACAATGCCTTGCGACTGCATTTTGAATTGCGGGACAACCCGGCGCTGACGGAGCACATACTCAAACGCTACGAAACGATGTACACCGGAGTGTTCTATCGACGGTACATTCTCGGTGAGTGGTGCGTCGCCGAAGGCTTGGTTTACGATTTTGGTGAGGACAATATAACCGACGAGGTGCCGACAAATGGAGAGTATTATATCTCAATTGACTATGGCACGCAAAATCCGTTCTCTGCTGGCCTGTGGTGCGTTTTAGGTTCAAAAGCGACAAGGGTTAAGGAATTCTACTATAATGGCCGTCAAAAGGCCGTACAGAGGACAGACGAGCAGTATTGCGACGATGTGGAGCAGCTGGCTGACGGATATAAAATTCGCAAAGTCATTGTTGACCCGTCGGCGGCGTCGTTTATCGCAGCGCTGCGGCAGCGCGGTTTCAGTGTCGTTAAAGCAGACAATACAGTCCTTGACGGCATTCGCCGGGTGTCTGTTTATCTGCACGCTGGCAACATCCAAATTCACCGCTCTTGCGTTGACAGCATTGCCGAATTTGGACTGTATCGCTGGGACGACAAGGCAGGGGACGACCGAGTGGTCAAGGAGAACGACCACGCTATGGATGACATTCGCTATTTTGTAAACACGATTTTGCGTAAGAAAATCGGCAAAAAAGAAAGCCAGCTTATTTTAGGCGCGGCTAAATAAAAACACGATGAAAGGGTGGTTACAATTTCTATTTATTTGACTTTCCAAGACCTTGAAGCGTGCGGAGCATTTGAGGGCAAACGGCAGGCGTTTGTCCTTTCAGCTATCCGCCAGCACAAGGCCGGGCAACTTTACCGGACGGCCTGCCGGGCGTGGGAGTATTATCGTGGGCTAAACCCGACGATAATGCACTACGAGAAGTTGATCTATGACTTGCGGGGTGACGCTCACGTTGACAGATGGGCACCGAATCACAAGATCACAAGCAATTTTTTCAACTTTGCAATTACGCAGGAAAACCAGTACCTGCTTGGCAACGGCGCTATTTTTGGCGATAAGAAAACAAAGGAAAAGCTGGGCGGCGGACAGGGTGAACTGCACGGTGGGTCTTATGACTTCGACTATCAACTGCAGAAGATCGGCAAGTCCGCTTTGATTGGTGGCGTGGCTTTCGGATTTTGGAACCTTGACCACCTTGACGTGTTCGATGTGACGGAGTTTGTCCCGCTGTTTGATGAAGAGAGCGGAGCGCTGCGGGCAGGCATTCGCTTTTGGCAGCTTGCGGACGATAAGCCGCTGCGGGCGACGCTTTATGAGGTCGATGGATACACGGAGTACCTAAGCCAGACCGGCACGAACGAAAAAATATTGATTATCCAGCCAAAGACGGCTTACAAGATGAAGGTGCGGCACTCTATCGCTGATGGAACCGAGATTTACGATTTCGAGAACTACCCGGAGTTCCCTATCATTCCGCTTTATGGCAACGACAAGAAACAGTCGGAGTTGGTTGGTCGACAGGGTACGCTTGACGCATTTGACCTTATCAACAGCAATCTTGTAAACAATGTCGACGAGGGCAATATGATCTACTGGGCAATCACCAATGCTGGAGGAATGGACGACGAGGACGACCAGCGGTTCTTGGAGCGGCTGCGCACAATGCATGTTGCGCACATCGACGATGACGGCGCACAGGTTGAAGCCCACACAGTTGAGGCGCCGATTGCTGCGTCCGACGCTGCGATAGCCACAATCAAGGCACGGCTATATGATGATTTTATGTGCTTGAATGTGCTTGACCTTTCGGCTGGCTCAAAAACCGCCACGGAAATCCGGGCGGCATATCAGCCGCTTGACAGCAAGACGGATATGTTCGAGTATTGCGTTACGAATTTTGTAGAAAAGATTTTGCAGCTTGCGGAAATTACCGACAGCGTCAGCTTCAAACGGTCAAAGATTGTAAATCAATCCGAAGAAATGCAGATGGTGCTTTCCGCTGCCGAGTATTTGGACGACGAGACAATCACCGAGCAGGTCTGCTTCTTGCTGGGTATCGGAGACCAGGCGGATGAGATCATCAAGCGAAAGAGAGACGAGGAGGGCAACCGGATTGAGGTTGACGACAACCCCGCCATCGACGGAGCAGAACCGGCAGGGCAGCAGGCGGAGCCGGATGTAGGCCAGCAAGGCAATGAGCCGACCGGAAGCGGGCAGGATGACGACTTGGACGCCTTGACGGATGAGGAATTGCAGGCGCTGCTTGAAAAGATCACCGAGAAGATGAAAAAGAAAAGCGAAAAATAAACAGCTGTTTAGCAAATTGATGTGAACGAGAAAACGCTAAAAGGAGGCGCCAGCGGTGGCAGATAAGGCACACAGAGAAACAGACAAGCTATTGCTTTCGCTGGAGCGCCGCATTCGGCGGATATACCGGCAGACGCAAGATGAGGTGCGGCAGGCCTGGGATGATTATATGGCGAAAACCGAGCCTAAACTGGCCAGCTTGCAAGAGAAGTACGAAGCTTCCAAGGAAACCGGCGACAAGGCGGAAATCAAGCGGGCTGGTCGTGAGTTGGCACTCGCCAAGCGTGAAGCTACTGTACAGAATGACCGGTTCAAGAGCATTGCGGAACAGACAGCAGAGAATTTGAGCCACGTTAATGAAATCGCGCTTGAATACACCAACGGCAGGCTGCCGGAAGTCTACGCCTTGAATTACAATGCGATAGGAAAAGCTGCCAAGCAAGAACTGCGGGGCTTTTCCTTTTCGCTGGTGGACGCCCACACAGTCGAGAATTTGATTTTGCGAGGCGACCGCTCCCTGCTGCCGCTGCGGAAATTGAACAAAGCCAAGGATGTCCGGTGGAATATGAAAAAGATAAATTCCGAGGTTTTGCAAGGGATTTTGCAGGGCGAGAGCATTCCGAAAATCGCAAACCGCATTGCCAAGGTGCAACAAATGAATATGCACGCTGCTGTCAGGACTGCGCGAACAGCTGTCACCGGCGCAGAGAACAAAGGGCGTATGGATATGCTCGACGAGATGGAAGCCAAGGGCGTGGTGGTTGACAAAATGTGGATTGCTGCGCACGACGCAAGGACGAGAGATTGGCACGCCGAGTTGGATATGAAGTCCGTGCCGCAGGATAAGCCGTTCGTCAATTCTATTGGCTCAATAATGTACCCGGGCGACCCGGCGGCAGACCCGGCGAACACATACAACTGCCGCTGTAGCCTTGGTTACAAGATAGCTGGTTTCAAACCGCTTAGTGAGGTGAGCAAGAGATGAGCGTAACAGTCAAAGACAACACGGAAGAATTTGAAAGAGCACTACAAAATGCTATCGAGCGAGGGCTTGAAGCTATTGGAGCGTCGGCGGAAACACACGCAAAGACGAATGTGCGGGACTTTCCCCGAGTTGATACCGGGCGACTTATGAATAGTATTTCACACGCCACAACGAACAAGGCGGCATATATTGGCACAAATGTTGATTATGCTCTATATGTCGAGGAGGGCACACGAAAAATGGCGGCTGCTCATTATTTGCGGAATGCTGCAACTCAAAATACGGAAGAGTACAAGAAAATATTGGAAGACAGCCTGCGCAACGCTTAATCATTAACTTTTGGTATAATCATTGACAAAAAAATATGCTTGCTGTATAATTAAAGCAAGAACAAAAATCTAACGGCAAAGAAAAGCCGCCGAGGAAAAGGAGACAAGGTTCTATGGCATTGACAAGAAAGATGCTCAAGGCAATGGGCATTGGTGAGGAACAAATTGATCAAATCATCGAAGCGCACGCTGACACGGTGGACGCACTCAAAGAAGAGCGGGACGCTTTGAAAGGCAAGGCGCAGGAGTTGGCAGGCGTCCAAAAGGAATTGGACGACACAAAAAAACAGCTTGAAGCAGCCGGGGACAATGATGGCTACAAGAAGCAATATGATGACCTTAAGCAGGAATTTGACGAATTCAAACAGGCCGCAAGCGTTAAGGAAGCACACACGGCAAAGGCGACGGCTTACCGTAAAATGTTACAGGCCGCAGGGGTTTCCGAAAAACGAATTGACAGCGTTTTGAAGGTGTCGGACATTGACCGCGTTGAACTTGACGCAAAAGGCGAAATCAAGGGCGCTGACAAGCTGACAGAAGCCGTCAAGACCGAATGGGCTGACTTTATCGTGTCCGAGGGGCAGAGAGGTGCCAACACTTCAACGCCTCCCGGGAATACGCAGAACAAGACTGTTTTTTCTGCTGATGATATGAAAAAAATGTCCGCTGCTGAAATCAATGCTAATTGGGAAAATATCAAACAGTCGTTGAAATCGACAAACTAAACTGAAAAAGGAGCAAAAAAATGGCTATTTCTTCTTTTATCCCGCAAATTTGGGATGCGCGGCTGCTGAATGCGCTGGACAAGGCGCATGTGTTCGCTAATGTGGTCAACCGTGACTACGAAGGCGATATTAAACAGCAGGGCGATACTGTAAAGATCAACACCATTGGCGCTGTGACCATTGGTGACTACACCAAGAACACCGATTTCACCAGTGGCCCGGAAACGCTGGCTACCACCGCACAGAGCCTTACCATCGACCAGGCAAAGTATTTCAATTTCCAGGTTGATGATGTGGACGCTGCCCAGGCTGCCGGTGATGTGATGGACAAGGCGATGGAGCGCGCAGCTTATGGCTTGAATGACGCAGCTGACGCTTACCTGGCTAAGCAGCTGGCTGATTCTATCACCGCTGGCAATGGTAACCTTGTTGCTACCGACGCTGTGGCGCTGACCGCTGCAAATGTTTACGAGAATGTCGTCAAAATGAAGCTGCTGCTTGACAAGGCTAACGTTCCCACTGTCGGCCGCTGGCTTGTGGCGCCGCCAGAGATGATTGCACTCATCTTGCAGGACGACCGCTTTGTCAAGACTGGTGGATCTATGGCTGAGGATGTGCTGCAGAACGGCGTTGTTGCTCGTGCTGCTGGTTTTGACATTTACATGTCTAACAACTGCGCAAACAAGACCGCAACCGGAACCACGACCTTTACCGTCACTGCTGGTGATGAGGGTGCTTGTACCTATGCCGAGCAGATTGTAAGCACCGAAGCGTACCGACCCGAGAAGCGCTTCGCTGACGCTGTGAAGGGTCTGCATGTGTACGGTGCAAAGGTCGTTGACGCTAAGCGTCTGGCCGGCTTGAAGTGCACATTCTAAGCGGAGCAAAATCGAATTAAGACCTAAGACAAGGAAGGCGGCGTGACTATGCTGACAGAGATTTGTGCAAAGTTGCACAACTACTTCTTAGTGCCAAACGGCATTCACAAGGGGGAGTTTACAATTGAAGGCGGCAAGATCACGCCGCTGGACTTTTTGCAGGAAGGGCAATACTTCCGCATCGTGGGGAGCGTCTTTAACGATGGCGTTCATAGGTATGCCGAGGCCGATTTGGATTTGACCGATGAGGCTTTCAGCGGGGCGATATGGGCACTTGCGATACCTCCTAAGCTTGTGGACTTATCAAGGGAAATCAAGGCGTTTTGCGAAAGTGAGGCGGGCAAGCCTGGCGCGTTTGTGAGCGAAAGTTTCGGCGGATATTCTTATAGCCGAGGCACAGACACAAACGGCGCTGCGCTTGACTGGCCTACTGTCTTTCGCGCCCGCCTAAACGAATGGAGGAAATTACAATGAGCCTTTTGTCGCAAGCAATGACAGAGTGCGTCTTTGTACGAAAAATCGACAAGCCGGACGGCGAGGGCGGATATACCACCAGCTGGGTGGATGGTGCGCCGTTCAAGGCGGCAATCACCTTCGACAGTTCAATGGAAGCCCGCACGGCGGAAAAGGCCGGCGTAACAAGTCTGTACACTGTCACTGTTCCGATTGGCACACGGATTGACTATTACGATGTGTTCAAGCGGCTGTCGGACGGCAAAGTGTTCCGTGTGACTTCCGACGGAGACGACAAGATGACGCCGAAATCCGCCAGCTTCCAGGTGTTCCAGGTCACGGCGGAGGAGTTCACGCCCAGCATTGGCGGTTAAAATAAGCCGTCAGTGTGCGAGAATGTAGACTTGTAGACGGCGTTGTAGTGGCGTTTTGTAGTACGCCAAAAACGGCGCTGTTGAGCCAAAAACAAGGTACTTTATATACTCTCACTACAAACTCTACAAAGTTTTAGAGAGTGATATAAAGAGGGGCATATATATTGAAATATATTAAATACAGAACCTTGTTTTGTTGTAGTTTTTGTAGTTTCGTAGTAAAGTCCAAAGGGGATGGCAAAGCAAATGGCGCAGACCAAAGCGGCAGCAATACAGGCGTTTTTTGAGCGCTTTCTGCCAGCGTATGAGGAAACGACGGTGCCGCAGGGCGCAGCACTGCCGTATCTTACTTACGCACTTGTGACGGACAGCTTCCACGCTGATGGAAGCGGCGATACCAGCATTTCCGTTTCGCTGTGGTACAGGGGAACGACTTGGAAGCCGTGCAATGCGATGGCCGACAAGATGAGCGAGGCGCTGGGCTTTGACGGATTAGTCATTCCCGCTGTTGATGGCTATATTTGGCTAAAGCGGGGCACGCCGTTTGCACAAAACATGTCCGACCCGGACGACGACCAAATCCGGCGGAAGATAATCAACGTCACCGCCGAATATTTGACAAAAAATTAAGAAAGGATTTTGAAAAATGGGTAAATTTGCAGTTATTCCCGAGAGCACTTTCGACGACCTGCAGCTTGACGCAGGCGTTTTGCTTAAAAATTTCGCCCCCGGAACCACGACGGAACCGGCTGACGAGGACATCATTTGCGCCACAACTGGCGGAATTAACGCAACCTGCGTGCCGACTTATTCCGACTTCGGCGAGGACGTGGACAACTGTCCCAACGGTATGAAAGAGTTGAAGCACCTGGACAGCTGGGAGTGCAAGATGGCTTTCACTGCTTTGGGTACAAGTCCGGAGGCAATCCGGCTTGCGCTTGGTTCTGCTGATGTTGATAAAGTCGACACCACAAAGATCACGCCCCGGGCAGACATCGCACAGGCTGACTTCTCCGACCTTTGGTGGGTTGGTGACAAGGCCGACGGCGGCTTGGTCGCTATCCAGCTGAAGAATGCCTTGTCTACTGGTGGCTTCTCCTTGCAGACGACCAAGAACGGCAAGGGGCAGATCTCTGTGGAGTTGACCGGCCATGTGTCTATCACCGACCAGAAGACCGTGCCGATGGTGTTTTATTCCACCAGCGCCAGCAAGGCTGCGCAGGGCAAGGCTGCTGCGGTCAATAAATAAGGATTTTTTGTTTAGGAGGTAAAACAATATGAAAATATCCGAACTAACGACGGAGCGTGCGGCTGATGTCCTTTGCGAAGTCAGCATTTATGCGCTTAACATTTTGAGCGATAAGGAACTGCTGGCTTCTCTGCGTATGCAGCTGGAGGGCACGGACGGCGACCGCACCAAAGCGGAGATGATCGCTATTGCAAGCGAAAAAGTCGCCGAACTCATCCCGCTGCTGCTGAAAAAGCACAAAGATGATGTGTTCGGCATTGTCGCAGCTGTTAATGGGCTTACGCTCGAGCAGGTGCGGCAGCAGAAGATCATCAAGACAATGACCGCCATTAAAGAGATGGCGCAAGATAAGGACTTGATTGATTTTTTCAAATCCTGCGTGTCCACGGAAAAAGCGTAACAAGGGCGTTGATTGACGCTCCAAGACTGACAGTACAAGGGCTGGTTCTCGCTCTGCCGTTACTTATTGAGCGGCAGTCCGAAGAACTGGCTTTTCGTATTTATGTGACTAATTGCGCAAAAATCTTGACTGAAAACACGGCCAAGTCGGCTGCTGGTGGATCTTATTTGACTAAATCGTTTTTTGACATCATCAACCCGCCGCCGCCGGAGACACGCACACCCGAGCAAGTGAAACAACAAATTATCGGCAAGCTAAAAGACACAGCCGAAGAAAGGAACAACGACTAATGAACTTATTTGAACTGTTCGTTAAGATCGGCGTTGACGACCAAGCAAGCGACAAGGTCGGCGCTGTCGGTGACAAGATCAAGAGTGGACTTGGAAAAGCTGCAAAAGTTGCGGGCGCTGCCGTTACTGCCGCAGCGACTGCCGCCGGAGCACTCGTGAAACAGTCGACAGAAGCCTATGCGAATTACGAGCAGCTGGTCGGCGGTGTCGATACGCTGTTCAAGAAGTCATCTAAAAAGGTGCAGGCGTATGCCGCCAACGCGTATAAGACTGCTGGTCTGTCTTCCAACCAGTATATGGAAACGGTGACAAGTTTCTCTGCGTCGCTTTTGCAGTCGGTTGGTGGTGACACCGACAAGGCAGCAGAAAAAGCAAATATGGCAATCACCGATATGTCGGATAATGCCAACAAAATGGGCTCGAACATGGTGGATGTAGAGAACGCATACAAAGGTTTTGCGAAACAAAACTATACCATGCTCGACAACTTAAAGCTGGGCTACGGCGGCACCAAGGAGGAAATGGCTCGGCTGTTGCAGGACGCGGAAAAAATATCCGGAGTAAAATACGATCTGTCAAGCTATTCCGATGTCGTCGACGCAATACATGTTATCCAAACAGAAATGGACATCACTGGTACGACACAGCGCGAGGCAGCGACTACCATCGAGGGCTCTGTGAATTCCGCCAAGGCAGCGTGGCAAAACCTGCTGACCGGAATGGCGGACGACAACCAGGATTTCCAAGGGCTCGTAAACCAGTTTGTTGACAGTGTTGCGACAGCCGCAAACAACATTCTGCCGCGAGTGCAGCAAGCGCTTGAGGGTGTCAGTTCGCTGATCGAGAAGCTGGCGCCTGTGATTTCCGAAAAACTCCCGGAACTGATAACGGCAGTGTTGCCGTCGTTGGGCGAAGCTGCTCTCGGGATTATTCAGTCATTGGTCGACGGCATAAATCAATCTTTGCCTGCACTACTTCCGGCAGTGGTAAGTGTTGTAACAACTCTTGCAACCGGCATTATCGAAATGCTGCCGACCATTTTGGAGATGGGGCTAAACATCATTACGCAGCTGGCTCTCGGAATTGCCCAGGCGCTGCCGGAACTTGTGCCGACGATAGTCAATGTCGTTTTGCAGATTGTAACAACGCTGACAGACCCCGAAACTCTGAACAACTTGCTGAACGCCGCTGTTACGCTGATCACAGCGCTGGCGACCGGTTTGATCAATGCGTTGCCGGTTCTCTTGCAGCAGGCTCCGGTCATTATTGGAAATTTAATCACTGCGCTGAATGCAATGTTGCCCAAGATCCTGCAAATGGGCATAACGATTATCGTCAGCGTTGCTCAAGGATTGGTCGCAGCACTTCCGAAGATTGTAAAGGCAGCACCGCAAATCATAATGTCAGTCGTAAGAGGCGTCGCTGGGTCTATATCTTCTCTGTTTCGGATCGGCAGCGACATTGTACACGAAGTCGGTGACGGATTTAGCGCAGCCGTTGATGGTGCCCGCGATTGGGGTCGAGATATGATCGACAATTTCGTGTCGGGCATTCAAGAAATGTGGGGAAATCTTGTAAGCACAGTAAGCAACACGGCGCAGAAAGTCCGCGATATTTTGGGCTTCTCTGAGCCGAAAAAAGGACCGCTGTCCAACTTCCATACATACGCTCCGGATATGATGAAGTTGTTTGCGAAAGGTATCAAAGAAAATGAATGGCTTGTACTTTCGCAGATACAAAAATCGTTTGATTTCGGAGAGCAAACAATAAGTGCGGGCTACAATATCAAAGGCTCCGGCGCTGGTGGCGTTGGCGGTGCCGGCAATGTCAATGTAACGCTTGGCATTGACCCGAACGCCAGCTTGAACGCACTTGCCAGGGCTCTGCTGCCGGTTCTTAAAGTTGTAGCGAAGGAGGTAGGCTGATAATGATTGCAATTAAAATCAACGGCGTCACCTATGAGAATGTGGGAACGATCAAGCCGTCGGTGGTGTATGAATATTATTACGATGTCGTCACGATGAACGGCCGCCGGCACCGGGACATTAAGGGCAAGCGCACCAATTATGAGGTGACCTTCTTTAACAACGACTTTGCGGCCTATGACGCTTTGAAAACGCTGCTAATGACCGCTGACGCGGTTCTACTGGAAGTGCCGGATAGCAACAAAGGGACAAATACCGGTGAGTATTCCGTCACAGTGACCGGCGACGACATTAAGGGCGTGCTTTACGACGGCACATATTACAGCACGGCGCTGTCCGTCACATTTGAAAGGGTGACTTGCGATGAGTGAGAACAAATATGGCTATTTTAAGTATTCCGACTTCTCCGCAAGCGCCGCTAATGGGGCAACATTTGATATTGCAGATGTTGCCCTGCAAAATGGCTTCGACACAGCCAGCGGAAGCCTTGCAAAAGTCTTTGACGGTACAGGCAATCAAGATTTTAGATCGTTTGAGCCGCAGGGATTCAACTTAAATGAAAAAGTAGCGCTGTTTGGTCAAACTGGGATTGAGCAAGGCGTCGTGACGGCTTACAGGAGCGACAGTAACGGTATTTTTGTCGATGGTGAATCAAACTTTCCGTTTAAGATAGAAATATCGCTTAAAGGCTATTACTCGATGTCTGGGCTCACCATAAAATCGCGTAATGTAATCAAGTCGCTGAAAATAGAGGCGTTTCGGAACAGTGAGTCGGTGGCTTCCGGGCAGTTTGTTGGAAGTGAAAAAGAAGAGTTCTTCCCGCTCGTGATAGAGGACGCAAACAACATCACGCTGACGGTTGAGCAGGTAGAGCCGCTGTCGTTCATTGGTATTTGGGGCATTCAGTTTGGTACGGCTCGAGAATTCGGCGACGACAGCATTATATCTGCGTCGGTGTCGAAGCTGTATTCACTGACGGCAAAATCGCTGGAATATGACACGCTGGATTTGACGGTGCTTGACCCGCAGCGTGGTGATTATCTCATACAAAATAAGCAGACGATTGACTTCTGCGTCGGTGGAAAAAATATTGAGCGTTTTTTTGCCAATCAAGGAGCGGAAAACGTGGACAACACGACGACGATACAGGCATATAATGTCGTGTCGATTTTTGAAGCGCAGACACTTGGCGGATTTTTTGGAGCAGGCGCAAATCAAGTAATTAGAGCGCTTGTCAAGCCGATTGGTTATGACGTAAGCATAGACGAATGGAAAGAACCGGACATTGACGGTTATATTCCTATTTGCTCCGTCAGAGAAGCACTGCAATACATTGCAATAGGATCCGGGCTGCGGTTCAGCAATCAAGACGGCTTGGACACGCTACGAGTTGAGCCTGTCCCGACAGTGCCGGAGGAGACGGCAATAGAGTACTCGGAAACAAACATCATAGGAACTCCAAAATACGACAAGACGGATTTGGTCAAGTCAGTCACGCTGAAGCTGCACAAGCTGTCGCAGGTCAAAGACACCGAGGAGTTGTACCACTGGTACATCGCAAAGAACAAAAAGGTCAAAATCACATTTAGCAGCCCGCACGCCAACCTAAAGGCGTATGAAGTGACTGGGCACAATGCGGATGGTGACGACCTTGTCGCGGAAACGCCCAGCAAGAATGTAACTTTTGAAAAGAAAGAAGCAAACTATTGTGTCGTTGTGAACAAGTCGAGCAATAAGATTGTCATTGTTGGGAACAAATACGAAGATACCACGGTAGAGTATGTTTCTCAAAGCGCCGAACTGGCAGACAACGACGAAGCGAGTGAGGTAAGCTATGAGACTTATGTTTGCACAGATGACCCGCAGGCAATCTGTGACGAATTGCTGGAGCAGAACAATCGGCGCACAAAAATCACATTCAGCACTCTCGACCGGCCGAAAATCGGAAAGGCGTACAACATTTTGGGCAAGGTGATGGTAATTACTAAGGTTACGGACACGCTGACAGGCGTATATGAAGTGGAGGCGATATAATGGCAGCGGGCAGAATTCACGGCGAAATGTTCGACACGCCGGATTACAAGCTGTGGGTTGATTGGCGTTCTGTTGTTGACAATATGAGCAATAGCTCGCTTGTTACAGCAGAAATGTACATCCAGTACATAGGCAGCGGAACCGGTGTAGCTGGACAATGGAATGGAGCGCCGGTTTTGACCATTGACGGCAAGAAGCACGAAGCGACCGACACGGCGGTTGATACGAGCAGCGGGGAGCCGGTTCTGCTGTTCGGCGTGTACAATCAGCTGGTGGAGCACGACCCGGATGGCTACAAGGCGGCAGAGATCAAAGGAGAGGTCGGCCAGGTAATTGGCACAACTCTCACCGGTGGGGGCAGAATTGAAGGCATTGCCGCAACGGATAAAACGGATGTCGCAAAGCCCGTTTTTCTCGGCAATGTGCAAATCTTAGCCGGATTTGATTATGCGAGGGTTTCATTTCAGATCGGTACGAACATATCTCTTGTTGAATATTCACTGAATGGCGGCGATTTTATTTCTGCGAATTATTCCGGATCGGCAAACATTTTCTTTTACATTCGCGGTTTGCAAATTGATACGGTTTATTCGCTGATTGTGCGGATCACCAAGTCGGAAAACGGAATGCAGGCGCTGTCGTCGCAAGTCACTTTCAAGACATCAAAGGTGTATGTAAACGATTTTGAGTTGACCAAAGATTATATATCGGTCAAGCAAGGAGAGACCGCCAAGCTGGTTGAGGGCGTTGACTATTTCTTGTACCCGGAAAACGCAACCGACAAGTCGCTGACGGTAAAGAACACGAATAACAGCGTTTGCGATGCTGAATATGTGGACGGCGCCGTTATTGTTCACGGCAAGGTGAAAGGCACGGCAGACCTGCGGTTGTCTGTAAATAGCACGCTGCCTATTTATGGAGTGCCGGAATTCCGGGTGCGTGTCAGCGTCAAGGTTCCGGTTGAGGGCGTAAGTTTCAACATCAAGCAAACAACGCTGCGAGTCGGGGACACTTGGCAGGCAGACTACACCGTGCTCCCGATCGGCTGTGATGGCTACGATGTCGAATTGCGGTCGCTTATGCCAAGCGTTGCCACGGTTGACGGGTCTGTGGTGACAGCCGTTGCAGCTGGTGTGGCGCAAATTGGTGTTGTGGTGACAGCCGACGAAAAAGAGTACACGGATGTGTGCGAGGTGACCGTTGTTGCTGCCGGGTCACTTGAGGGCTATCAAAACTATTATGAACCCGTCGATTTTTTGACGGAGAATGTGCTCAACGATATTTGGCGGAATGCGCAGATCATCAAATCGTTGTTTGATTTGCAGACTAAAGACAAGTACAAGATCGGAGCGCTAATGAAACCGCCGCAAAGCACGGTTGACGGAGTAGCACAGCCATACGGCGGGACACAGCTGGCGGATGTAAAGGCCGTTCTTGATGGCGTCGAGGAAGATATGCAGGTGCTCAACTCTTCCAAAATCGAAAGCATATATTACATTACGAGCAGCTATCGTATTGACCCTTGGGGGATTGACAAGGCGGGCGTTTGGCGTTGGCTGCAAATCTTGGAAGACCTGTTTCAAATGCTGACAACGGATGTCGGCTGCTGGGGCTGTCTGCAATGCACGGACGGCACGCCCACCGTTGACGGAAGAACATTGGCTGCTCGCGGAACTTCTGTTGCGGTTGACTTTGCGAGCGTTATCGGTTAAAATAAAAATATAAAGGAGGAATTCCGAAGATGGCATTATCACCCATAAAATTGAATGTGAAAGCCCAGCAACTGGAAGCGCTCGCCAATATGTTAACTGGTGAGGATATCACTTTCGTGTTTGACGCTGGTGGAGCGATCAAAGACAGCGTAGAGTTTACACTGGACACGGCGCTGTCGGAGGGCAGCCAAAACCCTGTCACGAACGCGGCGACCACCGAGGCAATCAATGACCAGTCAGCGAGAGTTGACAAACTGGAGGCGTACAAGGGTGCGTCGTTCCTGCAAGCGTATTTGGCGAGTGATACGAAAATCACAAAAGAGGGCACATACGAGGCTCCAATTATTCTGCCGTTCACCGGCGTGACCCGGCAGGGCGGAACAGGCTTGAGCTTGGCCGACAACGGCATTACATTTAGTGCCGGAGTAAAAAAGGTTCGGGTGTCGGCGCAAGGATATATGTGGAGTTCTACGGCGTTGACGCAGTGTGAAATCGATCTTTTTTTGCTGAATGCAGATGGCACAAAAAGCCGACTCCTGCGCTGCATTCGAACCCGCAGCGGAAAGTATGAAAGCTATGGCACACAGAGCATTATTATACCAGTCAGACAAGGGCAGACTCTGTTGGCTGGATATATCGGCAAAGCGGACACGACCATATCCGCTTACAAGGACAGCACCATTCTATATGCCGAAGTCGTAGAGTGGGAGGACTAATCAATGAATGTTTACTTAAAGGACAGCGTGTTCACTACTCGAATTGATACGAGCGAAAACTGGGCGGCTGCCAACCCGGTGCTGTACAAAGGCGAACGAGGGATTGACAGCACCGAGGGCAAAGAAAAAGTTGGCGACGGAGTGACAGCGTGGAATGATCTTCCGTGGTTCGGCGGTGGCGGTTCCGCACCTGCTGCCGAGGTTTGGGAGCATGTGTTCGCTAAAACGTTTGATGATGACACTACGGCCAATCAGCAGTGGGATCTTGCCAAGCCATGCCGCAAGATCAAACTGCGTATGGCGGTGGCTGGCAGCGCTTCGAATTCAGCCGCCGGTGATGTCACGGTGTACATCAACTCATACACGAGTAAGTGCTTTCTGCCGAATGCTTTTCGGTTTGAAACGGCTACCACAAAGGGCTCCTTCGCCGTTGCAGAGGTGGACATCACCGATGACATGGTGCGGGTACAAGCAAATAAGAGCAATATTGCCAGTAATTTCAATGCGGCAAACCTCATGGTCGGCGGAACAATTTGGGCCGCCGGCGGGATCACATTCAATATCTTTAAGGACACCGAAGGTCACGGTGCGATAAAATCGTTGTCTTTTCCGACAAATGGAAATACCATTGGCGCCGGAACGCAAATCGAGATTTTGGGGGTGGCAAAATGAATGTAGAAACCGAAAGCCGCATTGCGTTTTTGAAGTCTGAATTGGCTGAGACGGATTATCTGTGTTTGAAATTTACAGACGGCGCTTTATCCGAGGAGGAGTATGCGCCGATCCGCCAAAAGCGGGCAGAATATCGGGCGGAAATCAACAAGCTGCAAGAAAGCAGCGAAAATTAAGAAAGGCGGTCAAAAAAATGAAGGTAAGCAAAGAAACAATCGTAAGAACTGTGGTGCTGTTCGTGGCACTGCTGAACACCGTGCTGAATGCCTGCGGCAAGAACCCGCTGCCGTTTAGCGATGACGAGGTCTACACCGGGGTGTCCGCCGTTGTGGCCACCGTCGCAGCGGTGTGGGCTTGGTGGAAGAACAATAGCTTTACGGCTGCGGCTGTCAAGGCCGATGAGGTCTTGAAGATCGAAAAAGCCGAGGGCGGCACAGAGGACGAGGGGGAGCAGTAATGGGTACACTTCTTTATTACTGCAGACAGACCACAGAGGCCTGCAAGGGCATTCCGTACGCCAGCAAAAGCCACCCTTATCGTTACGGCACTTCCGGCTGTATTTACACCAGCGGCTGTGGCGTGTGCTCCAGTTTGATGGTTCTGCGCAACTTTGGCGTTGTGCCTGCCACGATGAACACAAAGAGATGGGCGGCCGAGTGCGTTAAAATGGGTGCAAGAGCGGCAGAGGGCACGAATATGGCCAAAATTGCCGAGCACTTCAAAAAGTTTTACGGAATTACCACTAAGCAGACCAAGAGCACCGAAACGCTGAAAAAGCACTTAAGGAACGGCGGGCGTGCCATTATCTGTGTCACTGGCAGAGGCAAGCGGCTGTTCAGCAACAGCGGGCATTATATCTATGTTGGCGGCATTGATAAGGCCGGCAATTTGATCATTCTCGACCCGTACTGGTACGACGGCAAATTCACCTTGACAGCACGCAGAAAGGCTTATACAAAGGTTAAGAACGACCGAGAGGTCTATGTGCAGCCGTCAGCGATGGCGGCAGACATCGGCAGCATTTGGCTGTTCACCGCCCCGAAAGGCGTCAAACCGCTGTGCAGCGTGAACGATGTAAATCACAAGAAGCCGAAGCCGGTGGCGCCGGTGGTAGGCCTTGGCCAACATATCTTGACCGCCGTGCGTGGCATTTACAAAGGTTGCGGCGCAGATACTGGGCGTAAAAAGGTCAGCGACTTGTCAGAGGATGGGCAGAAGCACGCCACGACCGCCAAGAAGTCCGCATTTGCGTTTTTGAAAAAAGGGACGATAGTTTCCTTACTTGAAGTCAAAAAGGCGAAATCGGGCAATCTGTGGGCTAAAATTCCCAGCGGCTGGATCTGCATTTGGGAAAAATCCGACAACACCTTATTCATTAAATAAGAAAGGGGTGGAGATCGGTGGGAATGAACAGAGACGATATTGACGCAATGCTGGATGAATTCGACGGCAGATATGTCCGACAAGCGACCTGCGACGAGCGCCACCGGGCGGTCAGCAATAAATTTGCAAACGATGACAAGAGAATTGAGTTGTTGCTCCAGCGGCTTGCGTCTTATGATAAGTTGCTATGGATAATCACCACCAGCGTTGTCGGTACGCTTGTAACATCGGTTGTGTCGATCATTATACACGGATAAGGGAGGAATTGCGATGGACAACAACAAACAGTGCGACGGCTGCCAAGTAGCGGCAAATGTTCCTTATGCAGCGTTTGAGGCTGTGTCTGCCAGGGCGGAGCGGAACATTCGGCGGCTTGCTTTGATTATCGTTTTTTTGATCCTTGCGCTAATCGGTTCAAACATTGCGTGGCTGTGTTACGAGAGCCAGTTTGAGAACGTTACAAGTCAAACAGACCAAACCGTAACGCAAGACACGGAAGGCGGCGGCGACAACAATTTCGTGGGTTGTGATTTGGTTGGCACGACAAACGATTAGAACAAGAACTGTCACTCGCAGGAGAGTGCGCAAGACCGGCGGAAATTCCGGCTACAAAAAATGCCCGACTTGCAAAGGCAGCGGGCGGGTGAAGTCAAGATGAGGTGGAGCAGATGAGGGCGGACGATGTGGCAGACCTGTCAAGAGAACAGTGGGAGCACTTGATAGAGCAGTACATTTTCAACGAGCAACACCGCCGAATATTCAAGCGCAGGTGGCTTGATGGTGTTTGTTTTGAGCCGCTGGCGGAGGAGTTTGACATTTCTGTCCGGCACGCTCAAAATATCGTTTACAAGTGTGAAAGGAAGATTTTGCTCCACATTTGACAGCCAGCCGTTGACAAGATCGCTGCAATCGGCTATAATGATATTGTTGGTAGGACGGCCACCCGAAGCGCCGTGTATCTACTTGGCCGGGTATTCACTCCACGCCAACCAGGCAGCGGGTAACTATCAACAAGTCGGACGGCAACCCGACGAGCATATTCTTTTCTCCTTTCAAGAAATGCTGCAAAAGAGGACACCTGGCTATACGGCTGGGTGTTTTCTTTATGCCAAAAAAAGCCACCGCTGGGACACTTGCCGTGTATCACTGGCAGAGGTGCGGGTGGCCTAATCGCTTTTATTTTACATCGGGATTTTGAAAAAGTCAAAAAAATATAGAAAAAGTATTGAAAAAGTATAAAAAAAGTATTGACTTTTGCCGCCGAATGTGGTATTATATAATCACAGGGAGGGGGAAAGGAACCCCGACCGAAGCTGAAAGGAGAACAAAAAAATGACAGATCGTGAAAGAATTGCAGCAATTAGACAAGTGCTGAAAGAACACGGATACAGCAACCGCAAGGTTGGCGTTCGGTATGATGGATATGCCATTTGGCTGACAATCAAAGACTTGGCCGTTGACATCAAAGAAATTGAGCAACTCACAAAAGGATATGAAAGCTACGAGCGCGACGAGGTCACCGGAGAGATTTTGAGCGGCGGTAACACCTTTGTGATTGTCAATTACGCTTACGGCCTAACGGCTTAAATGCTTCTGCTGGGGTTGAGCACATCAGCCCCAGCCCACATAATAAGCTGGCGAGCAAAAACGCGAAAGGAGAAAGATATGAACACATACATCGTGAGAACCGCAAAAGACAAGAAAGAAATCGACCGCTTTGAAAGCCTGGAGACAGCGCTCGCCGCCATTGAACATTACGAGGAGCGGGACGAAAAGGCAGGCACATTCACCAAGTGGGCGTACGAGGTGGCTTACGAGGGCACCTGGTACAGCGTGGCGGACATCGACATCCGCAAGAACGGCGAGCCTGGAGACGAGGAGTTACTGTGGATTGGCGACAACGAACAGGAGGCTCTGGAAGCATTTGAGCGTCTGTGCTTCGAGAACCGGCACAATATGAAGAACAGACGCATTGAGTTGCGCAAGATGGATTACGACCCGAGAGACCCGGAGCGCTGCATTGAGGGATACGACGACTTAAAGAAGATGGAGGGCTAAAGCGATGGACATTCACGAGACAATCTACTGGCACCTTGGCGGCTATTCGCCCAGGCTGTTCGGCCAAAACAAGCGTGTGCTGCCGGAGTACAGCCGATATATGGCGGTGCTGACGCAACACTTGTTAGACGGCGAACGGCACTTCTACATTTGGCGCAAACACGGAGAGAGCCGCACAGAGTTGGCGTTCTTGAACGCGTTGCACATTAAAGGCGCGTCTGAATTTACTCCGGACAAGATTTGGCTAAAGCTGGACGGCAGGCGGAAAGAAGTCAAGCGGCTGATTGAACTTGCCGAACACCTGGAAAGAGAGGCACAAGAGCGATGAAAAATGTAATATCTTCCACGCTGCGGTGGCTTGGTTGTGCGGTGGCCTGCGTGGGCTTCTGCTTGGTTTCAGAGCGGCTTTGGTGGTTGCCTATACCGTTTATAGTCTTTGGCAGTTTAACAGTCTTAGCGGGCGTTGTGCTGGCTGTAGACGACTGGGAGGACGATGGGTACAAAAAAGACGACCAGCAGAAGCCAGTCGCCCGGATTACAGACTTTCAGCAGACCTATTTGCTCGCTTGCTCACTTGGCAAAGACGAGGAAGGTTCCAATGCGTCCAGCCGGAGCATTGCGGAGTGATAGAGCGCCGGTGCAATCACCTGTAGCGTGTCCATTAGTTCGTCCATAAGGTCGAGCACCTGGCAGGTGTCCAAGCCGTCAGCGGCGGCCAAGAAGTCGCTGGAGCCGTCAGTGCTCACAGGTTTGGTGGACTTGCTTGCGCCGCCGGTAAGGTGGTCACGGACGATATAGAGCCAGGCAAGGCGTTCAACCGTCGCCCAGGTCGTATCGTGGTTGCGCTCAAGGTCGAGTATATCTTGATTCAATATATCCAATGAAATCATAGCTTTTTCCTTTCGTATAGGGGGGTGAGAAAATGGACAAAGAGGTGGTGTTCGTGTACACTTTTGCCGACGGGTATCGCTGCTGGTGCGCTGGGTTCGACAAGGTCGAGTTACAACACGCAGAAGCAAAGCACGGTAAGCTGGTCAATGTGCAGCGGGAATATTAAGAACAAGGGCAGAGCGAAGGCTCCGCCCTTTCATTTTAATCTTTCACAATTCCATAATTCGGAGAATATCTTGCAAGCAATCTGTCTTGCTCGGAGCATATCGCCGCAAGGCCATAGTCCAAGCATTCCAGCGTGATCTGTTGGCGTTCGACGCGCTCCAACTCACAGTCTACCGACTCAACAAGCTTTTTGACCTCGCAAGCAGCAGCGACCTCACCGATTTCGTGCAGGTCTGCGTATGCCTGTTCGTACAGCTTCTTGGTTTCGGTTTCCCAGGAATGCCACCGCAGAAATGCGTCACGGACGGCCTTACGCTTGGTTCCGGCGTCTACCTGCTGGCGGGTGTAGCCACGCCAAGCGTCCGGGATGATCTCCGGGTCTTTGGCGGTCGCTTCCGGCAGCAGATGATTGAAGCGCGAGACGAAATACAGAACGGTGTTTTGGTGCTCGTAAAATTCGGACATTGCTTGGCATTCTTGCTGGCGTTGATAGCCACACAAATTCAAAAAGCCGAAATATTCAGCCAGCTGGCTATGCAGCATTATTCCCTCGATTTGGTGGGCATTTATGCGCCCAAAAATTTCGCTTGAAGTCATAGTCGGCCGCCTTTACAGTTTCTCGACCGTCACGGACAGGTTGTTGACAACGGCAGTTGCGCCGCCCAGCACAAAGGACAGGATCGAACTGTCGCAGCCGCAGGCATTGCGGAGAATGGCGCTCACTGTCAGCGTAACGGTTTCATTTACGGCGGCTGTGGTGGCGCTTGAAGTTGCGCCGATCACGTCCACACCGTCCTTTTGGGCTGTCAAAGAAACAGTGCCGGCGGCGGAAGGCGTAACAGTGGCCACGGCGGTAACTTTATAATAGCCGCTCCCGCAAAGCGTGATTGTGTTTCCGTCCTGCCGGAGATTGCAGCCAAAGCGGCGGCTTGTGACACCAACAGGAATAACGCTCCCTGCTGTGATGGTGGGCTCGGTCGTGTTGGCTGTATAAATTGCAGATTTTGACATTTTAGTTTTTCCTTTCTTAAAAGATTAGCGGGAGCAGCTACTGCCGCCCCCGCCGGTTGAAGTCCTCGCCGTGGTGGCGTGTGTGTTAAATGTTGCAGCAGCTGTTACAGCCGCAGAACGGAGACGGGCCCGCATTGTATGCGTAACTCGTCGGGTAGCGAACAACGCCGCAGAAACGGCTGTCCATTTCAAGGCTTGTCACCTTGTCCCGCAGCGCCTGGATCTCGTTCGTCTGGATCAGCTGACGGGTGGCTTCGCCCTCTGCGTGAATCGCCGTGGTGATGTCGCAAGCGTTCTGATTCATCTGTGCAGACAGATTGGCCGTCGCAAGCTGGTTCTTGCAGCAGCAGTCTGCCAGCTGGTTTTGAATTGCTCGACCCTCGGTCAAAATGCTGTTGTTCAGCGCAAAGGTGCTGTCGCAAAGGCCATTGCCGATGTTGGTCAGCCGGTCGTTGATCTGGCCGAACTGCTGGCCGAACAGGATCTCCTGCTGACTTGCAGCGGTTGCATACTGGCCGAATTCGCCCTGTCTATTCCAGCCGTTGCCGTTGAAGCCCCAAAACAGGAAGAGCAGGATTACCCACCAAGCGCCATTGCCGCCAAATGCGCCATTGTCGTCACCTACGGCTGCCCGCAGGTCGGAAAGTGAATAGTTATCCATTTTTTGTTTTCCTTTCGTTAGATTTTTATAAAATGGGCTGTGCACCGCCTCATTTTAACATTGATTGGATTTGCTCCGCTTGGGCTTTCAACTGCTGAAACTGCTGTTGGCTCATCTGCCCAGTGTTGAGCAAATTCTGTACAATCGCCTGCGGGTCTTTCCCGCCAAGGGCTTTGCGGAATTCCGCCAGCTGCTGCAAGAAATTCCCGCCGTTATTTGGCGGCAGGTTCTGCGGCTGCTGCCCGTTGTTTGTTTTTTGCATTGCGTCCAGTATCGGGTTGCGCATTTATGATCTCCTCCAATCTCGCTATGCGCTGTTCAAGGTCTGCGTTGGTCGGCTGCTGTGCCTGTTCGTGTGGTGTGATGTTAAATGCCGACACCGTCTTATATCCTGCGCCGTCTGTTTTGACAAGCCACACAAGCGGCTGACTTTCGTCCAGCAGTAAGGCGCTGCTGTTCGGTGCCAGCGGGTAGGCCTGCGCTCCGTTCTCGCCGTTGACAGTGACCACATCACAACGCTGTTGAATTGCTTGGTTCTGCTGCATTGCCGCAAGTCTGTCGGCGTATGGATTTCCGTATGGCTGCATGCCCTGCATATAGCCGTTGAATGTGTTATACATTGACCATTGCCTCCTTTTCTATCTCTATTTTAGAATTTTACAGTTTGTATTTCCACGATTGTATCACGCAAGTTTTATACCGATTGTATAAAAGAAATATAAAAAATACATAAAAAAGGTATTGACTTTTTGGGCTGCATGGCGTATTATAGTAAATGTAAGGGGGAGAGATAAAGACCCCCGACGAAAGGAGAAAATAAAATGAAGGTAATGGTTAAAGACTGGTTTTTCAATAAAATGCAGGACGAGGCTTGCGGCGTACATTTGGTTCACGCCGCTGTGCAGGTGATTGATGAAACAGCCAAGGCTTACAAGCTGGAAATGATCGCCACCACTTATGACGGAGAGTTTGAGACCACCAAGGCTATGTGGTGCCCGAAATCTTGCACGCTGACCGAAGAAGAGTACAAGGCAGATGAGCAGGCGCAGGTTGACCGTTTCCATGCTGGTTGCGAATCTTATGAAAAACTGCTGACTTTCACCAAGGTCAACGGTGTCAAGGGTGTTCGCAAAGGTATGCGCAAGGCCACGATCTTGGCAAAGGTAGAGGCTGCTGGGTTGCAGTACATTGCTTAATTGAAAGGAGGACGACAAAATGGCACTAAAAGAACACCGGATTTTGATGATTGATTTGCTAAAAAAGGAAATAGCCGCAAACGGCTGGATGACAGCTTGCAGCGACGAGGAAGTGGATGGCATTTGCCAAATGGCTGTGTGGTTCAACCGCGAGGGGTTCGACACTGACGCGCTTGCGTGTATATCGATGGCAATACAAGGCTTCAGCTACACGGAGGACAGCCGGGTGGAGATCGCCGAAAAACTGGTAAACAAATGCTGCCGTGTGCTGCTGGTCAATGACGGCGATGGCAGCCGATGGGATGGAAGATAAGCAGATAAGCCCACGCCGGGCTGTCATAAAGCCTGGCAGGAAAGGAGAACAGAAAATGAACAGATGTACGATTTGCGGCCGTGTCGTTGACGGCTGGGAGATCAGCGGCGGCGTGTGCGATGGCTGCGCCGAAGCTATGGACGATGACAAAATGGCTTGCCCGATTTGCGGCAAGGAACATTACCAAGAGGATATGCCTCACGGCGTTTGCTCTGACTGCTTGAGCGAGACGGCTTGGCAGTTTGACACTGTAAAGGAGATCATCGGAAACGAAAAAGAGAGCGTTCAGCTGTCTGCGTTGGTGCTTTCAATGTTAGACCCGGACGAGATTGAGGAAATCTGCGAGAGAGAAATCCGAAATGCTGTTGAAGCTGGAGAGGTTGACCTTTCGCCGGTGATAGAAGCGGACGAGGACTGGTTCTGCGAGCGCTTCATTGAACACGACAGAAAGGAGGGTGAGAGATGAGCAACACGACAACAAGGGACAATTTGCTACTGGTCAAAATGACCGACGGCGAAAAAGAACAAATCCGGCAGGCTGCTGACCTGCGTGGGCTGACGATGTCAGCTTATGTTCGCATGGTTCTGCTCGCAGCAGCGGGCAAGGAGAAAGGAGAATAAAAAATGGCAATTATCGTAATGATTTACGGCCAAAGCGGCACAGGCAAGTCCACCAGTTTGCGAAACTTTGCAACGGATGATGTGGCAATCGTAAATGTTAGCGGCAAGCCGCTGCCGTTCAAAAACAAGCTAAAAACATACAATAGCGACAACTACGCCAAGATCGAGAAAGCGATTGCGGCGGCACCGCAGCAGTCGGTAGTGATCGACGACGCTACCTACTTGATGGTCAACGAGTTTATGCGCAACGCCAAGGTGACCGGCTACCAAAAGTTCACCGATATGGCTCTTTCGTTCAATCACTTAGTAGAGTTTGCCGCCAAGCTGCCGGACGACAAAATCGTCTACTTCTTGGGGCACAGCGATCAAATGGACGATGGCCGGGAGCACTTCAAGACAATTGGGAAAATGCTGGACAATTACGTCACGCTGGAGGGGCGGTTTACAATCGTTCTAAAGACCGTGGTGCAGGACGGACGTTACTGCTTTCAAACGCACAACAACGGACAGGACACCGTCAAGAGCCCGCTGGGGATGTTCGACCAAGACTTGATCGACAATGATCTAAAGGCGGTTGACAGCGTCATTCGGGAGTATTACGACATTGGCGGTGCGGCCGATGAGCAGTGAAACGCTGAACGGCGTTAAATCTTTCATTGACGGAACAGCAACCGTCGTGGTACACTTTCCAGTAGACTGGCAAGGACACAGTTTTGTGCGCTGTGTACAGTGTCCGTACCTGTCCAGCAGCAAGCGATATTGTCAGCTTAACCAGCGTCCGGTGCAATTTCCGGAGCATTACATCGGGTATGACTGCCCGCTAAATTTTGAAGAACAAAAGGAGTTTGAAAAATGAAAAAGTTTGATTTCGAAGCTAAAAAAACAGGAATGTCATCCGACCCGCTGCCCGCTGGTGGATATGTGGCGAAAATTGTAAACGCACTTATCAAGACATACGATTGGGGCGAGGTGCTTGTCATTTCGTTTGACATCGACGAAGGAGAGCACAAAGACTTCTTTCGTCAGCAGTTCAAAAATTCACCTTTCGAGGACAAGAAGTGGAAGGGCAACATCCGCGTGACGGTTCCGGATAAGGCCAATCAGTGGTACGAAAGCCAGCTGAAGCGGTTCGGCAACTTGATTGCTTGTTTGGAGGAAAGCAACGACGGTTATCACTGGGACTGGGACGAAGCGGCGCTAAAATGCAAGCGTGTGGGTGTTCTGTTCCGAGAGAGAGAATGGGCATACAACGGCAATACCGGCTGGACAACCGAGGCGTGCTCTGTTCTGTCAGTTCAGGATGTCAAGGACGGCAAGTTTAAGGTTCCGAAGGCTAAGGCATTGCCTGCAAGTCAAAAGCCCGCTACCGTTGACAGCAACACCGATTTTGAAGTCATCGACGACGGCGACGATGACGACCTGCCGTTCTAATGCGGCAGGCGGAAATTGAGACGGTGCTGGACACAATGCGAATCATTGTTGACACGAGAGAGCACAGGACAGCGGAAGCCGTCAAGAGGTGGGAAGCGTTCGGTGTTCCTTACCGTCAAGATAAGCTGGACTTTGGCGACTACGGCGCAGAATTCGACATACCTGGATTTGGCAAGTGGATTTGCCCCGCCGTGGTGGAGCGCAAAATGTCATTAACCGAAATCTGCGGTAATTTCTTTCAACACCGAGACCGATTTGTTCGTGAGTTTGAGCGAGCAACGGCGGCTGGGTTCAAAGTTTACTTGCTGATCGAGGGCGAAAGCTGGGAAGCTGCATACGCTGGGCGTTACCGCTCAAAGGTTCTGCCGCAGTGCCTGGTGGCCAGCTTGACGGCTTGGATGGCTCGGTATAACTGTGTCGTTCTTTTTTGCACCGCCAAGACGGCACCGAAGTTGATTAAAGAGGTGCTTTACAGAGAAGCGAAGGAAAACTTTACAGAACATTTTAAGGAGTACTAATCATGGATATTGAAAAAATCATTTATTTTTTGAAAGATTTTAGAAAAAGAACGAGCGCAGATAACGCCGAGGCGATCGATTGCGCAATCGAAATTGTAAAAAAGCAAAGACCCGAAAGGGTCTTAGAATTCACTGTCCCGGTGTTCACGACCAACGGCCACCACGAAGAAGTGAATGTAAATTCTTGTCCCACCTGTTTCAAAACAGTCGAGCACACAGAGTTTTGCCCGCATTGTGGCCAGCGGCTGATTCGGAAAGACACTGACGGGCTCGTGACGAGATGATGAGCGAAATGCAGAGCACAAATGGCAGTACAGCTGCGAGAATGGGAGAGAGAAAGAATGGACAGACAAAAAGAAAGGATAGCGATTGAGAGGTTGCGCGCGTTTGAGCCAAGTGAGAAACCTTACTACCTTTGTTACAGCGGAGAGAAAGATAGCGACTGCATTCGCATTTTCGCCGCCTTGGCAGGAGTAAAACACGAAATTCATCACAACTTGACCACCGTTGACGCTCCGGAGACTGTCCAATATGTAAAATCCATTCATGATGTAATTATTGATCGTCCGAAGCTGTCAATGTGGAGATTGATCGAGAGTAAAAAATATCCACCAACAAGAATTTCTCGCTACTGTTGTTCAGAACTCAAAGAGAGAGGCGGAAAAGGCCAGGTGAAAATAACAGGTGTACGCTGGGCGGAGTCTTTGGCGAGGAGGCAAAACGGTGGCGTTGTCAAGATAATTGGCAAGCCGAAATCAACAATGGCTCTGGCTGATGATCTGCAAGCGGAGTATGTGGAGACTTCAAAGGGAGGAATTGTCCTAAACACGGACAACGACGAAAGCCGCAGGTTGGTCGAACACTGCTATAGAACGACATCAACGATGGTTAACCCCATTATTGATTGGACAGACAATGATGTATGGGCATTCCTTGGGCATTATGGCTGTAAGTCGAATCCGCTATATCAATGCGGAAACAAAAGGATTGGTTGCATTGGTTGTCCAATGCAGGGCGGAAACGGAATGAAAAAAGATCTCATCGGATACCCAAAGTACCGTGACAACTATTTGCGTGCATTCAAGAGAATGCTTGAAGCGAGAGACAAAGCTGGACTTGACAATCGTGATAGTTGGAACAGTCCAGAAGATGTGATGATGTGGTGGGTCAGAGACGACCCACGGCAAGTCCGATTTGAAGCACCAGAATATCTAAAGTGATTGAAAGGAGAAAGGCAAATGTTATAGAAGAACTCAATAGACTCCCATTGAGCGGCAAGAGAAAGTATAAATGCTACATCTTGATTATGGAGTCGGAGTTTGATGTAGCTGTGACGATATTTGAGCACCCGGTTGATGGAGCGCACCTTTGCATTATTCGTGATGGGATTTGTCATATTTTCTTTGACGAAAAACAGCCGTTCAATGTTGCAATTCAGAAAGAGGAGGACTTGAAATGACCGAAAGTGATTACAAATACTTGCAAGAGCGGCTGTCGAAGAAGTCTGAGAGTAACCCGTATAAACATACAGGCTGTACCAATTACGAAACAGGATACAAAGAGGGCATTGCCGCCGCAAAGAGTATCTTATCCGAGTTTTATCACAGGATGGAGGATTTTAAATGAAATTCAATCTAAATGATTACAAAGATTACAAAGGTGATTATGCAATGCACTGCAAGACAAAAGAAGAAGCTGAGAGCTTTTGCCGATTTCTTCATCAAAATGGCAGGAAATGGAGTAGCGGATACAGCTATCTGGAGTTCAATAGATGGGACTATTATAAAGCAGATACCGTATATCGCTTCAATTTGGGTATGTATTGTGATGTTGTATTTGCCAAATGGAAAGGCTATACAATACTTGAATGGAGCGATTTTATGGAAGAGGTTTGTGGCTGTTCACTCGCTCAATCACAATATGCACGACAAACGAAAAGGAGACATAATGAACATTCAACTTGACAAGCAGGCGTTAATGCCTGTACGAGCACACGACACGGACGCAGGACTTGACCTGCTGTCACCAGTGGACACGATAATTCCAGCACACGGAGCGGTGACAGTTGATACAGGCGTACACATTGAATTGCCACAAAACACCGCAGGCTTCCTCAAGTCTAAAAGCGGACTGAATGCGAAATACGGAATCACCAGTGAGGGCGTGATTGATGTTGGCTACACTGGCAGTATTGCCGTCAAGCTGTACAATCACAGCGGTATTGATTACACCGTGCGCCGTGGTGACAAGATCAGCCAGCTGGTGGTGGTCAAGATAGACACTCCGGATCTGGTGCTGGTGGACAAGTTGGCGGACACCGAACGCGGTAACGGCGGGTTCGGGAGTACAGGGAGGTGAGCAGGATATGAGCAGCAGCACAAATCATTTTTGCGAATGTAGAAAACGCAAAACCAGAAATCGTATCAAATTGCGTGCAATGACAGCGGAGGAATTCTGCTTATCGCACCATTGCAAAGATTGTCCAGAGAATATGCCTTTCAACATCGGGTGTTCGTTGGATATAACCTGTACAATTTCGAAGAAAAGACCATTTGAAATTCCGTACCAAGACAAAAACGGACGGTTTATTTTGGTGCGCGTTGATGATTGATTATGCAACAGAAATCAAGGAACGGCTGGACACGGCGGAAGTGCTGGAAGCATACGGCATTCACATTGACAGGAAAGGGCGGGCGGTCTGCCCTTTTCACGACGACAAAACGCCATCAATGCAGGTCTATTCTGGCAGCAAAGGCTACCATTGCTTTGCGTGCGGAGAGAATGGCGATATTTTGACATTCGTGCAAAAATATTTTGGGATTTCTTTTTGGAAAGCGTGCGAAAAACTGAACACCGACTTTGCTCTCGGCTTGCCGATTGGGCAGCGAATTTCCGTCAGAGAACAGCGAAGAATGGAGCAGGCCACCAAGGAGCGCAAAGAGAAACGCAAGGCCGAAAAAGCAATGCAGGAGCGGCTGGAGCGTGACTATTGGGCGGCGTTCGACGAGTGGGCAAGGCTGGACTACCAGCTACGCAAATACAGACCACAGGCCGTCACAGAGCCGTTAAACCCGCTTTTCGTTGAAGCACTACAACAGATAGGCTTGGCAGATGAAAGGCTCACGCAGGCCGATTTAAGGAGGCGAGGAAGTGCTTACAGATGAACAAATACAAGTCATAGCAACGCCGGAGCAGCTACTGAACACTGATCTGCTGCTGGACTTGTGCGAGGAGCGGCCGGAAGATCAAGCAAGGTTGGCGGCTCTTATGGCGATCAAGGCCAAGGAATTCGGCATACAGCAGGAATTCAAGAGCGTACTCAAAGCGTTTAACAAGGCTAACGAAAGCCTTGCCAAAGAGTACAAGAGGACAAATGCAAAGCTGCGCTGCGGCGTTGACTTGGATTTTGATGCAAATGGCCGTCCGGTGGCGTCAATCGACAACTTTGTTAAGGTACTCGAGGGTGACCCGCGGTTCTCCGGTATAAAGTTTAACCTGCTTACATATAGCCCGGAAAAGACCATCAACGGCGTGGCGGAACGATGGACGGACGCAGATGACGCAGAAATGCGGCGGTATATTGAGAAGAAGTACGGCTTCCACAGCGTACAGAAAAGCGAGGACGCTATGCGCATTGTGCTGGCTCGTCACGAGTACCACCCGGTGCGTGAGATCGTGGACGGATTGGAATGGGACGGCGTTCCGAGAATTTCCTGCTTTTTAGCGAAATGGACGAAATGCGAGGACACTCCGTACACAAGAGAAGTCAGTCGTTTGATCTTCGCCGGTGGTATCCACCGACTGTACAATCCCGGTTGCAAATTTGACGATATGCCGGTGCTGATCGGTACCAAACAGGGCGAGGGCAAGTCAACGCTGATCCGCTGGCTTGCTTTGGCGGACGAATATTTCACGGAGGTCAACGAGTTTGATGGTCAGCGCGGCATTGAATCCATCGAGGGTGCGTGGATTTGCGAGGTTTCGGAACTGCTTGCAATGACATGCACCAAGGAGCAAGAGGCCGTCAAGTCCTATCTTACCCGGCTAAATGATCGCTACCGAATGCCATTTGACAAGCGAGTGACTGACCACCCGCGGCAATGTATCTTTATCGGCACGACCAACAAAGAGCAGTTTTTGACCGACAAGACAGGCAACCGGCGGTTCTATCCGGTGCGGGTGAAGCAAAGCGGATATGAGTTGTTTGACAATGAAAAGAAAATCAAAGCCGACATCCAACAGTGCTGGGCAGAAGCGCTTGAACTGTACAAGGCCGGCAAGTTGCTGCCGTATGCAGACCGGTCACTGATTGACGACATCCGCAAGGAGCAGGCAGAAGCAATGGAAGATGATTTCCGTGTCGGTATGATTGAGGACTATTTGGAAAACAAAACCGAGATTTGCGTGCTTGAACTTTGGCAGGAGGCTTTGCGGATGGGCGAATATTCCAAGCCTACCAAAAAGGAAAGCCAAGAAATCGGGCTCATACTCCAATCAATGAGCGGGTGGGTCAAGCAGCCATATCCCAAGAAGTTTCCTGTTTATGGCAATCAGCGTTGGTGGGCGAACGAGGACAATTCCGACCAAATCGACCTTGACGACATCCTCGAATTTTAGCCAAAAATCTGCCGCCTTCGTGGTGTTTGTAGCGTTGTAGTAGACTTTGTAGTGCGACTTTGTAGTCCGAAAATTTGGCGCAACAAAGCCAAAAAAACACATTCTCTATATAAAACACTACAAACACTACATTATTTTGGAGAGTAATATAAAATAAGGGAAAAAAGTAAAAATAGAAATATATTTATAGCAGACAACGTAGTTTTTGTAGTTTGTAGCGGCTCGAAAGTCTAAAATTTGGCGTGGTTGAGCCAAAAATGGGTCGCTACAAACGAACTACTACATTGTAGGATGTTTTGCGAAAGGGAGCGAGATAATGGACAAGAGTTTAGAAAAAGCCGCAGCTGCCGGCAAAATCTTACCGAAAGGGCTGACAGCAGCGGACAGCGCCGAGTATATTGGCTTGGTGGCTATATATAAGCTGTTCCGCGCTGGGTTGATGGATAAGGAAACCGCCAAACGGCAGAAAGAGGCGTTGCGGTACAACTGCACCCTGCTGCGGTCGAAAGCGGAATTTTTAAGCCGAGAATCGTTGGCGCTGGAGGAACGGATCACCGCCGCCACGGAAGCCTACACCGCTGACAAGAACCTGGACACAGCAGAGGAGTTATATCGTGCATTTTATCATTTGCCGCCAAAAAGTTGATTTTTGGCGGCTTTTCTGCTACAATTAAAAATAGGAGGTGCGTTTTGATGAAAGTTGAAATGCGAGCGCTTGAAAGTATCAAGCCGTATGAGAAGAACGCGAAAAAGCACGACCAAACGCAAATTGACAATGTGGCCGAGAGTATCAAACAGTATGGCTTCGTTCAGCCGATTGTGGTTGATCGTGACGGTGTGATTGTAATTGGGCATTGCCGAGCACTTGGAGCGAAGAAGTTGGGGCTTAAAGAGGTACCGTGCGTTTGCGTTGATGACTTGACGCCAGAGCAAGTGAACGCCCTGCGGCTGGTGGATAACAAGAGCAACGAAAGCGACTGGGACTTTGACCTGCTGGCTGATGAACTGCCTGGTCTTGACCTGTCGGCTTTTGACTTTGACTTCTCTTTTCCGGAGCTGGACGAATCCAGAATTGAAGAAATGACCAACGAACAAAGAGAACAGGAATTCCAGGAAAGAATGGAGCGTGGAGAGCTTTCAGACGATGATGAAGAGTATCAAGAATTTCTGAAAAAGTTTGAAGCAAAGAAAACAACGGACGATTGTTACACACCTGCAAACATTTACGATGTAGCCAAACAGTGGTGCTTGAAAAAATATAAGCTTGGCAATCCACCTGTTGTTCGCCCTTTTTATCCCGGAGGGGATTACAAAAAAGAAAGCTATCCAAAAGGGTGCGTTGTTATTGACAATCCTCCATTTTCCATTATTTCTGAAATCTGCGAATGGTATACCAAAAGCGGCATTGCATATTTTCTTTTTGCGCCGACTTTGACGTTGCTCGGAATCATGCGAGGTAAGGCAAACTATGTTGCTTGCGGTAGCGGCGTGGTTTATGAAAACGGTGCGAGCGTAAACACGTCGTTTGTGACGAATTTAGGGAGTAAAAAAATTATCGCCGCATCTGATTTAAGAGAGCAGATGGACGAAGCGAATAAAGAAAATCTTGCACAGCATCACAAAACACTTCCCAAATATGAATACCCGGGCGAAGTATTAACGGCAACGATGCTTTGCTACATGGCGGCGCATGGTGTATCACTTGAAATTTGTGCAGATGATGTGCATTTTATTCGTGGGCTTGATGCACAGAAGGAAAGCGGGAAAGCACTATTTGGAAGCGGCTATTTACTTTCAAAGAAAGCCGCCGCCGAGAAAGCCGCCGCCGAGAAAGCCGCCGCCGAGAAAGTGAGAGTATGTAATACA